GATTACTAACGATGCCAATATTGCTATGGTTTTAGCGATGCTGACTCCTGAACGTATGGAAGCTGTATTGGGAATGTTAACCGATGAGCGTATTGCAGCAATATCACAAACATTTGAAGCTGTTGCAGATAATCCTAAGACAACACAGGTTCTAGAGCAAGTGATTGCCAAGATGCCTGCGCAGCTAAAGAAAAAATTAATCGCTATGGCTGCAACAAACGCAGTATCGTCTGTTAAAAAAGATCCAGACAAGATACATAGGGAAGAATACCCTTATTTACCACGACCATTGGTAGAGATATCACCAGAAGGAAAAATAAGAATAACTTTTGCATCTGAATGGACCACATTAGAAAAAGAAAACTTTCTTAACGACATGAAGGCCAAAATAATTAAGAAAGAAAAATAAAAGTGGTTAATGTTAATTTAGAACTTTTTTATCTTAGAAATTATTTACTATCTAAGGGAATTTCTGATGAAGATGTAGAAGATATAGTTAAAAGTGCTGAGATGGAAATAGGTATAGCTCTTAAAAATAAACTAAATGAAGCGATTGACACCGCTATAGAGCGCGGAGTCGAAAAAGACTCTAGTGATTTTATAAATGATCTTGTGGCGCGAGACGATTCTTTTTTAATAGAAACTTCTTCTGGCGGAACTGATTACAGTGAACCACCTTTTCACATGCTAGATAGATTATTGACGGGCGCAGTTAAGCCCATGAAAGATGGGAGTGGCGTATATAGAGTTATTCCAGTAGGTGCACCAAGTTTAACTAAAAAATCCAACATACATACTAATATTTTTGATGCACAAAAGGCGATATCTGCCGAAAGATACCAAAAATCCTTACAAGATTATAATAACGTAAGACCAAAAGATTCTAAAATTAAGTTTAGAACAGCAACCAGTAAACAAGACAGAAACACGCAGTGGGTAATACCACCAAAAGAAAAGGACTTTACGGAAGAACTTAATGAGATAAATGCCAATCTTTCAGAATCGAGAGACAGCATCATATTGGACATAATTAAAGAGTATACGGAGCGATATTAATGGGTTTTGTAATGCCTGAAATAGTCATTCAAAAGGTCTTAGATTATGGTGTTAAACGCCTAAGATCTAATAAAGATGAGTTCTATGATTTATTCAGTCAGTTTACATACGAAGAATTAAACTCTGATTACGGTGAAAAATATTTGGATGATGTATGGAAGTGGTTTAGTACTACTAAAATACCAGTAGTAAAAGCATGGGCATTTAATAGACAAAATATTCCAAGTATAAGTGTACATTTGGCGAATGAAACAGAAGATGAGTCAAAGGCTGCTTTTGCAGATTTAGGTGCGATAATAGAAAACGACGGAGAATTGGGCACCGGAGTTTTTACTGTTATGGTCGATATAGGTATTCATGCCAATAAAGCAGGAGACCACGTTCTTTGGTTGTACTATATAACATCTTATATTCTATTTAAACATAAGTCAATGGCAGAAAAGTTAGGCTTAAGACTGCATACATATAGCGCCTCAGACTATAATAAAGATAACGCCAAAATGACAGAAAACATATGGACAAGATGGATAAGGTTTAAGTGCACAACTCAGAATTTCTGGTCTGCAGATAAGTATCTAGACATACAAGAAGTCAATGTGGATCCAATGATGGATTTAGAGAGCCCATCGTCTATTTCTGTGGGCGATGATGTTAATATAGAAAACTTAAATACTGAGTATAATGAAGGTTTAAGGGTTGGTAGAGTTGGCGACGAAGAAGACATAGAAGATGTACTTCTATAATAGAGGCCTATATGAGCAAAAATAAATCAAGAAAAAATAAAGTAAATCAAGTCATCGACGATCAAGTAGATGACGCCCCAAAAGTAGATTTTGATACTTGGTATGTTTTAAGAAAAGATAAGATACCAACACATCATCATAAAGAGATAATAAAAGCTGACTTTACAGCTAGAAAATTACCAAAAATGTGCACTATAGAACAGTTCGATAATGCACTTAAAAAATATGGGTTAAAGCTAGATTAATCTAGCTATATATGCATGTTATAATTTAATAAAATAGATTCGGGAGAATGTCATGGCGATAAATATTAGCTTTAATGGTGCTACAATATACAAACCAGGTGCTTATTCTAAAACTACGATAGATTTAGGAGGAGGTTTTCCTCTAAGTCCAACAGGTTTAGTTGCTATATTTGGGGAATCAGACGCAGGAGCGCCTGGATCAGCAGAAGTGAATATCGCCAACAACGTATTTAGCCCCGATCAACTACCGCAAATAAGAGCAAAATACGGAAAAGGTAGTTTAGTCGACGCCTGCAGCATGTTATTCGCACCTGGCGCTGATGGAGCCATACCTGGTGGTGCTCAAGCTGTTTATATATATAAAACAAACGAATCTGTTAGAGCAACACTTGATCCCATTGATGCAGGCGGTGGAAGCGATGATTTTGGAATACTTAGAGCCTTGGAGTGGGGTGTTGGTGGTAATCAAATTACATTTAAAAACACTTTAATAGTAGAAGATGCGCCATCTTTAGGCATAGGTATCCCAGGAGGATATCCGGTTGTTGTAGTTACCGGCGTTAATGACGAATTAAGATTTCTGATAAACGGCGGAACAGATATCGGAGAACAGACAGCCACTGTTGCTGCTGGTTCATATGCGGATGCTGCTGCTTTAGTGGCAGCCATAAATGCTGCACTTCCCCCTGATTCACTTGTTGCCAGCGTCAACATGTCTAATCCCGGCGCATATTGGTTAAAACAGAGTCCTTCCAGTACTGCGCATAGAGAAGGTTTTTCAAGAAGTGCACAGTTAACAGACGGTAATATAAACTCTACAATAGGTCTCAATAATCATAGACAGTCTTCTTCATTAGGTGAACCTAAGGCGTCTATGGTTATCAAGAACATGGTGTCTACGCTAGAAGAAAGTGCTGTTGTGGGCGGAGAAGTGGTTTTATCTGTTGGAAGAGATGGGGCATCTGCGCTATATGGGTATGTGACCATAACAGACACTAGCATTTTTCTATCAGATGATTCTGAATCGTATGAGCTAAAAAAGAGCTCGTATCCTACGATTCAGTCTGTTGCTGATTATATAAATTCTTTAGATGGGTGGTCTGCTGAGGCAGCAAGTACTAAGTTAGGTCAACTCTCTGTCGACGTACTTGATCATGTTGATAAAGCTGGGGCGCTATGGACCGGAACAACCCCGCTTAAACCAGCTAAAATAAAAAGAGATGCAGATAGAGTTGCTAACTTCTTTAGTCTATCCACACAAGTAGAACTGATTCCTCTATCTTCTGCATCTGAGGTTAAAAAAGTAGGTCTACCAGATCAACAAGGTGTTTCTTCTAGCAAATATCTTAGCGGTGGAGAAAAAGGCGCAACGAGCTCTTCTAGCATAGTAGATGCGCTTGCTAAATTTGAAAAAATAAGAGTTAACTCTGTCGTGCCTCTTTTCTCTAGAGATGCATCAGAAGACGCAGATGATGATTTAACAGATTCCGCTTCTTCTTACACCATAGATGCAATACACCAGGCAGTAAAGACTCATTTAAGCCTAATGACCACGACCAAAAAGAAATCAGAACGTCAGGGATATCTGTCTCTTAAAGCTAGCTACGATAACTGCAAGACAAAGGCCGCAGATCTATCGTCTGCTAGAGTGCAACTTACGATACAGGATGTCCGTCAAGTTGATTCAGAGGGCAATATTAAATGGTTTCAACCTTGGGCCGGTGCTGCACTATTAGCCGGCGCAAGAGGTGGATCACCTATAGGTAATCCGATGACATTTAAATATTTCAATATGTCTGGTATACGTCATACCGGTCAAGCAATGTCTACGGCAGAACAAGATATTGTGGTTGACTTTGATCCGGATACTCAGTATGATGACGCTATAGAATCTGGCATAACCTTCTGGGAAGCACCACAAACAGGTGGATACAGGGTTGTAGTGGACAACACAACTTACGGAAAAGATGGTAACTGGGTATACAACAGAGCTAACGTCCTGTATGCCGCAGACGTATTGGCATATGATTTTAGAAACCAATTAGAGAATATATATGTTGGTTTAAAAAATACTGTTTCAGCAGCCGAGATAAAGTCAACTTGCGAATCTATACTTTCCACGTATTTATCTCAGGGAATAACTGTTAGTTCTACAGACGCCGTAAATGGTTTTAAACAATTAGTTGTCCAAGTAAATGGCAACACTGTCAACGTATCTGTTGTTGTTAAGTTAGTAGAAGGTATAGATTTTGTGCTAGCTGATATAACTCTACAGAGAGCGCAACAAACTGCTTAAATATATTATGGCGCGGGTATTATCTACCCGCGCCACTTAAATTATGAACACTTACAGCAATAAAAAACTAATAGATAGTTTAAGTTCACTTCTTGCTAAAGTTAAGCAGATAAATAAAAATAATTTAAATAAAGCAGATCCACCTGAATTTAAAAGCAAAAAATCAGATATAGTAGAACAAGCGCTTAAAGCACCGCAACCTGCTCAGATCGCCGAGCAAACTAAAGTTTCCGATAGTCCAGCATTACCTGAAACTAGCAGTATAGATACAGATAAAAAAAATCTTAATATTCAAAGAAATGAAGAAGGTAAACTTTTAGTTAGCCCTAAAAAATTAACTAGAAAAATAGCACGTTGGGACGGTGACAGTCAGTTTAGAAACGACCCCCAACTGCAAAGTATTAACGCGTTGCTGATGGATCTACATAAAAAAGGCGCACCAATAGAAGACCTTCAAGAAGTCCTTGACCATCTAGACAAAAGAACGTTCGATCTAAGAAAAGAACATGCCAGAATAAAGGGTTTTGGTTTTAACGAAAATACGGGTGAGGTTTTTGAACCTCAAGTACCTAAATTAGAAAGAGCTAAAAAAAGTTTTGATTGGAAACCTTCTTTTAATTCAGAGTGGTTGGGTAAACTATCAGTGCTTCCTCTAGAAGAAGCTAAAAATAGAATGATAATGGTGATAGCGCACGGCAACTTCCCTGAAGGTAAGGTTGGTGTTAGTCATAAATCTGGTTGGGCTATGAGAATAGCCAACGCTAGAAATATGCAGGAGCTGCTGAACGTTGGTAGAGACCACCTATTAAACCCTCAATCTGGCGCAGGTTATGTAAAAAAGATTGTTGGTTGATGAATTAACTCTTAAACTGATACAATAAATTTAAAATATAGGTGTAATGGTCAACCTTAAGACCAAGGAGAAAGATATGGCTGGCAAAAAACCAATTTTTATAACGGGCGCAAACGCGAAACTTAAAGTTAACGGAAAAACGATGGCTTATGCACAAGATGTTTCCTACACAGTGGCAGTAGACACGATTCCAGTAGAAACAATGGGCAGATACGAAGCCGTAACAAATGAACCTGTTAATTACTCTGTTGCTGGTGAGTTTGCTATTGTTAGATATACAAGAGCCGCGAAAGCTGCAAGCGCAGGCATAGAAAACGGCGCAACAAATGGTAATGGTTTAGGTCAAATATCTGGATCGGCAGCGAACAGTAATATGTCTTCTAATATAAATCCAAGTGAGATGCTTACTTCTCAAAGTTGGGATTTAGAGGTTTATCAAAAAGGCGCAGGCGCAGACGTCAACGAGAGCCTTCCAGTTATAAAAGTTAAAGATTGCAGAATAACTAGAAAAAGTGGCGGCTTAAACAAACGCGGTATATTGGTTGAA